AAATGAGCTCCGAACAGCTTGTTGAAAGGTTAGAGTCAATAACGAGTCAAGTGCCCTTAAAACGCCTTAGAACGAATAATTTGAATGACTATGAACGTAAGCTACTTTTAAAGACAGATGATAAGATAATCACAGCACCCATCTACATAGAAGATACTGGAGGAATCAGTATCTCACAACTCAGAGCTAAGGCTACTATTCTAAAGCAGAAGTATGGTATTAAGGTCATATTCCTAGACTATCTTCAGCTTATGAGTGGACAAGGCAAACAAAACCAAAACCGAGAGCAGGAAGTAAGTTTTATAAGCAGAAGCCTTAAAGCCTTAGCCAAAGAGTTGGAAGTACCTATCATTGCCTTATCTCAGTTATCTAGAAAGGTTGAGGAAAGGTCTGATAAGCTACCAATGTTGTCTGATCTTAGAGAATCAGGTAGTATTGAGCAAGATGCTGATATTGTTATTATGCTCATGCGACCATCTTACTACGAAATGAAAGAACCTGTAGAAATAGGTAATAAGGAATACAATCCTGATGACCTAGTTATCGTTAAGGTAGAAAAAAACAGACATGGCAAGACTGGTAACATACCTATTAGATTTATTGGAGAAACAACCACATTTGAAGACTATAAACTATAAACTATGAAGCAAAAATTTATCGAGGTAGAAGTAATAGAAGGTGAAGACCTTAATATTGAGAACATGAAGCAACGTATTATAACTAGAGCATGGTATGATACTGCTAGATTTCATGACTTGAACGATATAGCAGTTGGTATAGGTGTAGGAACAAAAACACTATACTACTATGCTAAAAAACTAAAACTACCTAAGAGAAGTGGACTTAAATAGGAACTATAAGAATACTCGTAAGTTCGACATAGAACAAGCTAAGGCTAAAGATGGCACTTACCAGGCATTGTTATTGTTTGCTAGGAACACAAAAATCTTGGTTATCCAACAGCCAAAAGCCCTAAAGCAGAAATATATGTGGCTTGAATATGAGAATAATGGTAAACCTAGTGGCATAGCAGATACAAGAGTAGAGTTCTTTGCTATCAACTTTGACCTTAAGGACAGAATCTACTTTATAAGGGCTGAAATGCTTAGAATAAAGGCAAGAAGACACTTTAAATGGGGTAAAACTAAGATAGTCGAGGGCATAAGATATGTAAAAGTTCCAACTGTGGAGATGATACGTTTCGATTAATTGATGTAATTTCGTTTATATGACATACAAAACAGCAAGTGACTTAACCAAGATGATGCTAGAATATTTAGATAGTTTAGGTTATGAAGTATGGAGGAATAATAACCTAGCAGTTAAGGGAAGGTCTTTCATTGGTAAGAAGGGTTTACCTGACATTATAGGTTACCATAAGAACTATGGTCAGTTCATTGCTTGTGAGATTAAAGCTATAGGTGATAGGTTAAGTGTATCACAGATAGAGTTCTTAACTCACTTAGGTATGTGCGGTGGCACATCTATTGTATGTCAACAAGTATCAGACGGAACAATTAATTTAAACATATTTTTAGACAATGGCGAAAGCAAAATCAGCATCTGGGACGAGTACAAAGGTGAGTTTCGGGAAGCGTAAAGAAGGAAAAGCAAAGAAATCTTATAACAAACACGAAGGGAAACCAAAAAAGTACAGGGGTCAAGGCAGATAAATATAGTCAAGTGATCGAAAGTGGTGGCACCTACCTAAGTGGCAGATTCGATTAAATGGTAACTGTAGGTTCGAGTCCTACCTTGACTGCTCATAAAAATAATAATTATGGAAAATCTAGATTTAGAAAACAAAGATCAAAAAGTATCTAAGACTACTAAAAAAGAAGTCAAAGTTACTGTAGTTCCTAAAGAAAATCAGTTTGTAACTGCTGAAACTATTAAGTTAGTAGAAGACATCTTAAATGATGGTACAGTAGATATCAAATGGAGAGCACAACTTAAAGAACAAGTAAGAAAATATAAAGGACATGGAGAATAAGTATGACACTATAGTCGAGTCTGTCATTACTAAGTATAAAGATAGAGCTAACATTGGCTTTACGAAATACGGAACTAACCTTGACAGAACTGACTTGAACACTAAAGAATGGGCTGAGCATTTACAGCAAGAACTTATGGATGCTGTATTATACTTAGAGAAATTCAAAGAAGGAATTAAAAATAGTTTATAAACCAAAACAAATATCATGGCAACACAAAAAGAGAACTTCTTAGGAAGATGTTTCACACTTAGATCAGCTTACGGATCATTTAGAAAAGTATCATTCGGTCCAGAGGACTTAAAGAAACTAAATGAGTTTGCAGCTTCTAACAAAGGATGGTGTTCTATCCTTATCAAAGACAAAAAGAACGCAGGACCTGAACAAAGTGATTTCTATTGTGAAATGGACACATTTAAAGCAGGTGATTACAAACCAACAGATAAAAAATTACCATTCTAGTTATGAACTCAAAAATTTATAGAGATATTTTAATCAACTTATCACTTTTATTAGTAGGTTTGTATCTACCATTTGCTTTCATTATCAACAAGTACGACCCAACAAGTTGGGAATGGTATGAAAGATGTTTATACGTTATATCTGTTGCAGTAACTATTGGTTACGGAGCTAATCAGTATAACAAAAAGTAGTATGTTTTGTTTGTAGTTTAATAGTTAGACCCTGCTATTCATAGTGGGGTCTTTTTTTACCCATAAAAAACCCCCAGATTTTACCTGAGGGTTAACCAAAACTACACACAATCACACACCACACATGAGAGCTATTTTAATTATGACTATTTCTAGTGTCATAAAACTTTGTCAATACTGATCCGTATAGGATTGCCTGATACCTTGTAATAAAGCTATCTACAGATTCATTCACATAGAAGTAATCTTCATTAGCCATATATACAAAACACCTATCATTGTCTTCTTCATCAGCCGTTACACTCGCCACCTGATAGATGTTGATATAAGCATCTGATTCCTCAGAGTTATCCTGGAAATCATAGCTTTCATCTTCCTCTTCGGTCAGTTGTATGATGTGCATTAACATTTGTGATACTATTTTTAAGTACAGTAAGTCGTAATTCCTTTACAATCAACTCAAGCCTAGCTTCTAAGTGAGTCTTTTCTTTCATTAATTGGTTAATCTTAACGTCTACTTCTCTGTTCATACAAATTTACGATTTAATTCTAATGGAAATAAAAAGTGCATACTGCATTGTAAACCAATGTAATACACACTTTCTAATATTTACTAGACTATAGTTACTTTCTAGGTAACCTAATAATCTTACTGCCTAGAGGCATCGGAACAAATATAGCAACTCTTCCGCCATCTAGAACAACTCCACAGCCTAATGTGGGTCTTTTGGGGAAAGGTCGTGAATACTCCATAGCGTAGGCATCAATATCGATACCACAGCCTACATTCATACCAAATATCATATCCTTATCAGATGAGCTATAAAGAACACCTCCAAAGCTATGTATATGACCTATTACTGTTGATTGTCGAGCATCTCTTGCTCTATTGATTGCACCTGCTTGTCCTGATGATCCTGTACCATGAGTATATAGAACACCGTCTATTTCCCATTCTAAAGCCCATTTCCAGCCTTTAGGAGCATCCCAAGCTTGTTCATAGGACTTGATAAAACGTTCTGGTAAACCGCTTGTTTGAGCCTTTCTTTTATGAAGGGCTGAGTGATTACCAATACATACTTTTACGTTAGGGAATTGTTTGTACCATTTGTACATAGCAGCTTGTGCTAAGTCTGCTTCTCTACCTGCTCCATGTCCGTCAGGTTTAGATTCATGGTAACTGATGGCATGATTGTCAACTTCATCTCCAATATGTACAACCTCAGAACATTGAAACTTATTCGCTACTTCATAGCAAAAAGCTTTATATCCTGGATGACAGAATGGTTCATGAGTGTCGCCTATTACTAGGACATTTTTCTTGCTCATTATATGTGGTTTTGGTTTGGTTTATTTGTAAGGTGCGTAGGCTGTTTTGCCGTTTACCTTTAGTGCTCTCAACACTTGTTTCCTATTCTTACCTGCATTATAGCTCACATGAACCCAGTCAGGATTTGTAGGAGAACCGAATTCCCATATCAACTGATCAAAATCCAATGTATCTTTAATGAAGTCAAAAATCTCTTTGTTGGTTGGTCCACCCATTCCATCCATATCAATATCTGCCGCTTTAGCCTCACAATGTTGTGAATTTAAGCTACCTCCAATGTAATG